AGGGCACTATTGCCATTGATGCTGGGTTGTCCACTGATGCTTTCGGACACATATATGTCAGTGCCTATGCCAGTTTCACTGAATTGGGTGACTGAATAAGAATTCAATGGTCCTGGAAACGCTGTGTGGTCTAAAAATATCACGCCTTTGTTTTCAAAGTAAGTGTTTGCGTATGTAAGCATTCTAGAATTGTCAGCAGTTTTAGTCAACCATACTGTGTAACTTAGATACTGGGATTTAAGATCCAACAAGTCATTTTCTGTAAGTGTGACTGAAAATTGTCCTTTGTTGGTGTACACACTGCTGTCTTGAACTTCGATGATTGTGCCCTGTTTGGTCACCACTAATGTGCCGGTTTCATCATACAAGTAGAAAGAAGGTGTGTATTCTGTGTCAATAGAGATAGGCTTCTGATCAGCATTATTGAGCTGAAATGTAATTAGATTGTCGATGCCTCTATAAATTTTAATGTTTCTTTGATACACTGACTTATACTCCGTTATTTCTCCTGCCAGATTCGCTGTCAGAAGTACTTTGTTATTTACTAAATATTGGTAAATTAGTTGCATAGTTGTTTAATCCTAATATATGATGTATTTATAGAAAAATGTTGCGCAAAGATATAGCAGAAAACTTCCCCTTTATTAGCGTGGTTAACTATGGCGAGAAGGAATACGTTGGCGTAATCAACAACCAAGATCACAACATCACCAGTATGTATATCTACACACAGATACACACAGAAAAAGAGAAAAAAACCTTCCTAGATTTATGTGAATCTTGGTGGTGGGAAAGCAACAGAATGATTCCCATAGGTATTTTTCTTAGGAAAGAAATACAATATTTCAAAAGTATACTAATGATGATGAACACCAAGGATGTTAGAATAGTAATCGGTCCTACAGTAAACCTTTACAATCTAGCAGTGAAACGCACCAAACGCAAGTCAGTGCAACTAGTAAGAAAACCTAAAAATTAAAGTTTCAAAAGATCTTCCACAGCATCTAAAATTTCACGCACATACACTGCTGTGGCAGTAGATTTAGGATCTAATTTTTTAAAATCTTTTTCAAACGAATAATTTATTTTTACCCAATGTTTGCTGGAATCGTTGTTGGCACCACGATATATTTCATTAGTTTCTAGATCTAATAACAGATACTTATTGGGACATTTAGTTTTTACAACCAATGACACTGCTTCAACTAATTCAATTGAATCTGTGCCGTCAATAAGTTTACGCATCTTCTCCCACATATATAAATTTTTTATCACAATACATACAGGTCACTTGATTGGTTTCATCTATGGTGTAATACACTGTTGGATGTCCGCCCCATTCATCTTCACCAAAACATTTTACTTCACGTGAGTGAACTTCTTCAATAGGTTGTTTTACATCAGGACGATCAACAAACTCAGTTTGTTTACTAGGATTTTTATATTTTCTCATGTGTATCCAGTGTAGATTCACAGATCAAATTCATGTGCACCACCACTGCCATAGCATATGAAGTAGCGTGTGACTTTTTAAAATAATATGAATCATCCACGGGCTTGGTCCAGACCTGAGACATTATATCTTTCCAATCACTGTTAAGTAGATATCTTTTGGCTGGTCTAATAATAGCCAATACTGCTGCCAATTGTTCTATACTCTGTGGTTTCAGTTTTTGTAAAATTTCTGCATGTCCATTCACATGGAATAATTGATCTACAAAGTCTTTTTCTTGTAATAGATCCCACAAAGGTTCTTTTTTCATTAGGTGAATAAGATGCTGTTCATTTGTCACATGTTTATAGATGCTCACATTTAAAAAGTCTATTTTAAAATATCCTCTGTTTTCTGCTTCTTCATAATTGAGAGTGGACATATTATCCACAGGATTGTAAGGAATTTCTGTGAAATAAATTCCAGTGTTGTGTTTCTTGCCTGTATCAAGTTTGGCAATTCTATGTTGGAACTTTTCTAATATAGCAGTTCTATCTGCGAAATCTATATCAATATCTGGCATTGTTTATTGTACATTCTTAGTGGTTGTTTTGTCAACGGTATTTGGATAACATCTACGACACTGCCAACTTACGTTTGATTTATTACCATAATTGGTAATGAGTAAACTAGCATCTGGCTCATGCGTGGTTGTTTTTTTACAATTGTTACAAAATTTTTTTAACTGCATCTAATATCTAAAGTTTGGCTTCTTTAATTATTTCTTTGACCAACTCTACATCTGCTGGTTGTCTTTTAAATTTCAGTGCCCAGTGTTCAGGATTCAATACGTTATACAATATACCCAACTGTTCATTGTTAAGTTTGCTCATCATGTCCTTGCCTGTGATACTGTTTAATATTAACCAAGGTGAAATCTTACCATCTTTGATGTCATACACTGCTCTTGGCAAACTCACATATCTAAAATAGTCTTTCCAGTCTGCATTGTGATTGTCTGCCCAATCCATCATATTTTTAATAGACCTTTCCACTGCAGGTTCCATTGATTCTTTTAATATTAATTCTAAAACATATTTTTCATACAGCTCTTCTCTGCACCAATGATCTAACTTTACGCCACTTTTGATCACATATTCAATATAATTTTCTGGATACATGGGCTTGACATTGGATACAAAAGATCCAAATTTTACAAAAGCATTGTAATAGGGTGATTTACAAAATTCTTCATAGGTTTTTGTGCCATCTAATTTTTGTGATATCTGATAAAATCTCACAAAGGTCATATACCCCAACTGCACTCTGCGTTCATCTTTTTGAAGATGTCTACGTTTCTGCTCACACAGATGCACTGCTAGAGTTTTTTCTTTGGTATAACTGGTTTGACAGTATTGACAAGTGTATGGTCGATCGGTCATAGTAATTTTTTGATTTGATTTTTATCCATACCATGTGCTTCAGCCAATTCTTTTAATTCTTGTTTGCTGTTGAGTTCAGCCATCATTTCAACTTCTTTTTCCTTCATGTTTGGATACAGTTCTTTAAGAAACTTTATGGCTTTGTTTTGAGATCCAGCATCCTTCAATTTGTAACCTATCCATTCATGCTGTCTTATGTCTTTTTTATCATTCGCAGTCATGCACAGCAAATACCACAATAGTTTTTTATGTTTTTGTATGTTGAAAAAGTTTTTGTTATAGTATTCATTAGTTTTGAATATGGCCAATTCTTTTTGTGTATTGTTGCCTTTCACAGCACTGGCATATCTATTCAGTAGAAAAAAACTTACCTGTTTTTGTTCATCGTCGGATAATTCATCCCACACAGACTTAGCATTCATATCTATGGCGGCCAGTATATCTTTTAATGGTAATTTATTCGTCATTGAATCCAGACAATTTCAATAATACTATATACTTTTCCCATGCTTTCTGCAAGCCTTTGTTTTGCATGCAGAGTTTTATGGCATCCTCATTTACATATTGTGCTCGCATTTGGCTTTCTTCTTCCAGCACTGCTTCCTCACATCTATAAACCAAATGTCTTTGATTGGAGTCCATCTCCCTTGCAAACACAGTTCGACCCCCATCAGGCGATTCATGCATATAAGTCTTGCCTTTTTTATATCTGTATGGTTTCTCTTGCATTAGCCTACCAAGCGTCTTTTTAATTTTTTCTGTAAGTACATCAATAGCATTCCATAAGCAGGCAGGAATACTGCAAAGCCCACAATAATTTTTACCAATGTGTTATTGAACGCCACTGCATGCACCCAAGGTTGCGGATAAAATGCTGTGTAGAAAAATGTGTAAGTGTCAATCACGTTGGCAGCCACAGTGCTCATCGCTGGAGCCAACCACCAATTGTCTGACCATTTTTCTCTAATCCACTGCATCACATACACGTCCAACATGGTTCCTATGGCATAGGCAGATCCTGAAGCAAGACCAACTCTAATAGCATGTGGATCTTTTAATATCAACAACACCAACACTGAAGCTAGTATGGCAGGGATCATGGACATAGCCACCACTGCTCTTGCAGTTTGTTTGCCCACCATTCTCACTGTGAGGTCACTGGCCACCACCACCAATGGAAAAGTGAATGCGGCTGCTGCCAATGGAAAACTGGTTTCCCAACCCAGTATGTTAATTTTTTCTGAGAATAAATTGAATCTTATGGTCACTAGATAATTGCTTATGGCAATGATTAGTGTGTGAAATATCACTAGGTTTCTGATCAATATTTTATCTGTGTTTTTTAACAGATCGCTTAACAGTTTCATTTTTGTGTCCTTTTGGTTTATTTGTATTGGTTGGAGGCAACTTGACTCCATCTATCATCCAAGATAAATCTGTTTGTTCCTCTTCTGCAGGAAACAGATTTATTATTGAATCTTGTTCTTTTTTTTTCTTTTTGTACATCAATATAACAGTGAGTGATCAATGCTTTCACACTGTCTGCTCACGTCCTTAATAAAAAACACGCAGGAAGGTTTTGATAAATCAGTCAAAGGAGTGGTAATCAATTGATTGTTTTTGACCTTTGGAAAATACCATTTGACATCATTGTAAAAATTTATCACATTAATGGTTAAAAATTCAGGTCTGAATCCTGACAAAGGATTTAGTGAAAATGCTTCAAATCCTCGGTCACTGATACTGGTCAGAGGAATTATTTGTAGATCATAACCACTTTCTGGATCTCCCACAGCCACACTCCAATCCAAAGGCATACTAATTTCATGACCACCAATATCTAGCACTATGGCTGGACTTGAAAAACTTTCTATGAATATCAAAGGCATAAAAAAGAAATCAGGATCTTTGGGATTGCTGTTGTCCAACACACTGAAACTGATGTCTTCGGTGATTTGATCGGGCATTTTGGACAGCAAAAAAGTATTATTTTCCACAGTTAATATTCTCATAATTTTAATTCCATTCCATTTTTTCCATTGTAAAGGGATAGTTTGCTTCTTTGTAAAACTTTTTCCTTTGGGTTAAGTGCCTTTTGGCAAATTTACAGCTGGACGTGATGTCCCATATCTGTACAAAGTCTTTGTCTTGTGCCTTACGGATGCCTCTGCCAATGCTCTGTATCACTCGCACAAAGCTCTTGCCAGGTTCAATTAAAACTAGATTAAAAATTCTTGGTATATTAATACCCACGCTGGCCACACCATAGGTGGCAATTAAAACTTTGTTGGTAGAGCTGGATATCTGATCATACTCTTCTTTGCGTTCAGCCAATTTCATTTCTCCCTGAATGAATACAGAATCTGGCATCAATTTCTGCAACATTTCTCCTGCTGCCAATCTATCCACCAATATTAATGTGTTGCCTGTATCTTTGATCCTCATGAGCATTTTGGATAGAAACTTCATCCTTGCTTCATTGGTCATCAAATATTTCAATTCTTCCTGATAGTTTCTATGCACCACTGTGTCCACCAATTGGACCACATTCACATGACACTGTGACAGTACTCCCTTGTCCTGTAACTCTTTGGCAGATATTTGATTGATCACAGGTCCTATGCTGGCCAGTATGGCTTGAAATTCAAATTGTTCTTTGGGTATGGTGCCTGTGAGTCCCCAACGTATAGCAGCGTTTCTTAAACTGTGTGTGAGTAGTTTTTTTAAAACTTCTGCTTTGGCTTGATGCACTTCATCAATGATGATAGTGTTGACGCCTTCTAAAAATTCAGCCAGCGTGACCACCGCATCACCGTCTTTGGTTTTCTTATCTAACACATTCAATGATTGCCAAGTGCAGATAGTATGTGTATGATTCAATTCTTTTCTGTCACCAAAATACACACCCACATCCAAGCCGCAGTTGCTATAGTCTTCTTCAGTCTGTGTGACCAAACTTTTGTTGGGCACTACCACAATGGTTCTGCCAAATGGTTCACACAACTTGCTAAGACAAGCAGTGATGATAGTTTTGCCTGCTCCAGTGGCCACTTCCTGTAAGGACTGAGGATTTTCTAAAAAGTTATTCACCACTTGCACCTGATAATCCCTCAACTCTATTTTTTGTCCTTCCATGATGTGTCCTTTGGGCCAAGTTTTGTCTGCAAAGAAATCTTTGTCTATCTTGTTGAATTTTAAATCTACCTTGTGTCTATTGTCCACTATTTCTTCAATTTCTATTCCATAGTCGTTCAGCAATTGTATGATCACATCCAAATGATTGACATAACCGTTGCCACCCAATCCAAAGAACCCTACCTTGCCATCCCATCTGCCCAATTTGTATTGGGGAAGATATCTAGCATAGGGCACAGCCCATTTTAATTTATTAGCAATCTTTCTTCTAATTTCCACATCCAATCCATCAATCTTCACATTGACTTCATCCTGTATTATGATCTTGCATCTATTCATTATATAATTTCCATTTCATGATGCCACATGTTCCATTGACTTTCCTCGTTGTCGTATTGAATGATAAGATCATATGGTTCTAAAAAATTTTGTACTTGATTGTGTTCCCTTTCACTTCTTAAACTTAACACAGCCTTGGCTTGCCAATTAGATTTAATCAATGGTTTAGGCACTCGCTTATGATTAATATAAACTATTTTTGTGTTTTCATCAATCGGATTATTGGTTTTGTGCTCTGCCACCAACTTATTGAATTCGATGTTTTGGTCACCATGATTGGGCAATCTAAACAGCACTGCGTGTGCTGCGGCCGGATACAACAGTCGCAACTTGCCAAAAAGAGTATGATAGTCATCCAGTGCATTTTTTTCATTGATCACCACCAGCAACGGAAACCTACGCAGTGTGTGCAAACTGCCAAGCACTTGATCCAAAGTCCATTTTTCTTTATTAATGTTCACAATATAAGTGCCTCTGCATGCAATTTTTTGACTGAGTATGTCTATGCCTTTCAAAGATTCCTGCACAGCAATCTCATCTAGATGCTCCAAGGATAATGCTTTGCTGCGATCTTTGTACATGTACAAATTAGCTTTGGTGGGTACACCAATGTTTTGATGTAAGAAATTTACAAACTGCTCTGGCACATTGCGTATTTTATAATCATAGACTCCTGGAATATAAAGGTTATTGTTCACTTGTATTTCACAAAGTTTTTCATACACACTCAACAGTTCAGGATCAATGTCTTTGATTTTATTTTTGAAACTTTGAACCAATTGATACACATATTTTTCTTCATAGGGAAATAGATAGTGATTGTCATAGTTTAAATATCTACTGTCATACTTGAACTTTTTTTTAATATCGTTGACCAATCTAGCATAAGACATGTTGAAAGGAAAACGCAACACAATCACTTTGTACTCAATCCCAAAATTGCCTCTGTTAATAACATCATTCAGTTCAGGCACATCACTGACTTTTTTAATTTTAAGATATGTGGAACGATCCAATTCTCTCAAAGGACCTCGCATTTGTTCTAAAGATTTTAACAAATCAATGCCTCTGTTTTCAAACTGTTCAATGTAATTGGCCAATAATATTTTTTTTACCACAGCCAACTGTTTATCAGTGAGTCCTATGCCCTTGAATGTTTTAGAAGCAATGCTTTGTAAAATTTTCTTGTCACGCTCCAATAACTCAAAAGGAGGAGATACCAAAATTTCACTGTAGGCTGTCATGATCTCTAAGCAGTCTTCCACTGTGTATATCATGGGTGATGTATTAGAAATTAGCATACGCTAATTATATGCGGCAGATATCAAAAAGTCAAGCGTTTAAAAGGAATACCAGATCTGATTTCATCCACAGTCCACTCAGTGTGAGCGTAATTCACCAACCAATTCTCACGAG